GCTACCCGAAGGATGTTGATGGCCGCGGAAGTCCTCGCGATCAGGCCCGTGCACGCCAGAAGATGTACGGTGATCTGGCCAAGGAATGGCAGGGATCGACACCTGGTGTCGCGGGCGAATGCGCGATCACGGATGACTTCGAGGCCGGCGATCAGCGGTACCGGTATGTGCCGTGCCCGCATTGCTCGCACTACCAGCCTCTAACGTTTGACGCGATGCGGGCGGCCGATCCGAAACAGGATCTGCCGGTGCATTTTCGGTGCCTGCGCTGCGACAAGGTCATCCTCGATGGCCACAAGCACGAGATGAATGCGCGCGGCCACTGGATTGCCAGGCGCGTCCTGGATGGTGAAGAGCCGGTACCACTGGTCATCGCGCCGGACGAGATCGACCAGTGGCGGTGCGATCCATGCGAGGGACGCTGTCGAGATTGGCAACCGAGCTATCACCTGTGGGCGGCCTACGCACCTCGGGAAAAGTGGGCAGAGATCTGGACGCGCTGGGAGGACGCACAGGGCGACGTCACAAAGATGCGGACGTTTTGCCAGCAGGACCTGGCCGAGCCGTATGATCCTGGTGGCGTTACCGTCGAGTGGGAAAAGATCGTCCAGGCGGCAAAGGACGAGCAGGAGCCGTCGCGGGTCATTCCGTCATGGGCGGCGCTTGTTGTGTCTGCAGCCGACGTCCAGGGCTACGGGATCAAGTGGCTGGTCTATGCGGTCGGTGCACGCGATCAGCTGCAGCTGATTGACCGGGAGATCTTCGAAGGTGCGCCGGATCAGTCGGACGAGCCGTGGATCAAACTGTCTGACGCCCAGGCGCGCACCTATCCCACCGCCAACGGAAAACGGGAGAAGGGCATCGACCTTCATGGTGTGGATTCGGGCTGGGCAACGGACCGCGTCTACCGCTTCTGCGCAGGTCGGGCGAATGTGTATGCGCTGGACGGTCGAGAGCCGATCGGGCTCCCATGGCTTGGAACACCCGTCAAAAAGGACATCAAGGATCACCGCAAGCGGGTGGTTTCCAAGGTGCTGCTCTATCCGGTCGGCTTGTACGACGTGAAGACGGCCGTGACGGCAGCACTTGCCAACCTTGTCCAGGGACGGTCGGAAAACGGGCAGTGGCCGCGCAATACGATCCATTTCAGCTCCGACCTCTGCGACGAGGATTTCGCCAAGGAGCTGACGGCGGAGCGGCTGGTCGATGCGGACGAAGAGGCGCGATCGAGTGTGTCCCGCCGGGCGCGACGTCTCATCAAGCCGAAGGCCGGTCGAGAATGGAAGAAGATCGTCGGGCGAGCAAACGACTGGTTCGACGCGACGGTCTATGCCTTTGCACTCGCCTGGCACCTGCAGAACAAACGCCGCCTGACGCTCGATCGATGGGCGGATCTTGTCCGTGACCTGCAGGGTGATGATGACGAGCCCGCCGATCTCTTCGAACATGCGGATCAGAACCCGTTCGTCAAACAGAAGCCAAAGCCGTCAGAGACGAAACCCGCCGCATCAAAGCGGCCACGAGCCAAGTGGAAATCCTATTCGTGACCGATGTGAAGCCGCGATATCGAGTGAAGGCCGAAGGCCAACGCACGCCACCGGCTGCCGCCGGCATGCCGGCGGCGCGTCGTGGCAAGGCTGTAGCCCGCTATCTGCGGAGCGATCGTGCCGGTGTTCTTGCCATGCGGAAGGCAACGATGCGGGATGGCCAGCGGGACGTTCGGGAAGCCGCCGAGCGCGCGGCGGCACTGGCGATCGATTTCATGCACAATTCGGGGTGGATTGCCGGTGCGGTCACCCAGGTCCTGTGTGACACGATCGGCGAAGAGCTGAAGCTCAGCTGCCGTGCCAAGCTCAAAAAGCTCGGCTATTCCGACAAACAGGCCCGCGAATGGCGAAGTGTCGTCGAAGAGGAATGGCGCAAGTGGGCATGGAACCCGAAGGAATGCGATCTTGCGGGGAAGGCCACCATCGCTGAGATGGCGGACGCGGTGCTGCGCGGGTTTCTCGGGACCGGTGAAGGGTTTGGGATCCTCGATTTCATGGAAGCGTCGGAGCGCCGTCGGTATGGCGTTCAGACCGGCATCAAGGTTTCGCTTGTTGCTTCGCATCGCTGCCCGCGAACCACCCGGGAAGCGGACGGCCTGGAAGACGGCATCTTTCAGGACGACAACGGCCGTGCGCTTCAATACCTCTTCAAGGTCCGGTCGCGCGGCATCGAAACAGAACGCAAGATTGATGCGGCAGATGTCATTCATGTCATGGATCGCGGCGAGAACCTGAACAGCGCTCGCGGGATCTCGCCGATCGCGCCGGCCTTGAAGGTGCTCTCCCAGGCTGATCAGCTCGCGGACTTCACGCTGGCCAAGGCCCTGTTGCAGACCGTCTTTGCCGCCACCATCAACAGCCCCGAACCCAGCGAAGAAGCGTTCAAATCGCTCCAGACGCTCGAGGACATCGAGACACCGGAAGGCTGGGACGAAAACACGGATGGACCGTGGGGCGAATTCATTGGTGGCCTGCAGCAGGATCTGATGGAGGTTTGGGGCGCCCGCATTGGTGCGCTCAAGGAAAAGGGCATCTCGATGTCCGATCCTGCCCGGGTAAATCATCTTGGTCCAGGCGAAACCTTTACGCTGCATACGACCTCGACACCGAACAGCGACTATCTGGAGTTCTTCCGGAACCTGTTGCGCGAAATCGCCCGATGCATCGGCGTGACCTACGAGTCCCTGTCGATGGATCATACCGATGCCAGCTACTCGTCGGTGCTGATGTCTGTCGCCAGCATCTGGCCGATCGTCCTTCGTCGGCGCAGCAGGATCATGATCCCATTTCTGCAGGCGATCTATGAGCGCTGGCTCGAGGAGATGATCGAGAGGGGCAAGATCGCGATCAAAGGCGGTCGGGAGGCCTTCCGGCGCCACCGTGAAGACGTCTTCCAGGCCGAGTGGCACGGCCCCGGCGCACCGTCCGCCGACAATTACAAGGCGGCGATGGCTGACAAGATCGAGCTTGAGCTTGGGATTTCCAGCTTCTTCGACATCTGCGCGAAACGCGGCAAGAACGGGCAGGAGCAGATCGACCAGCTCAGCCGCGAAAAGAAGATGTTCGAGGATGCCGGCGTGCCGCATCCGTTCGGACGCACGCAAGGCGGTGGCGGGCCTCAAGGCGCTGCCATGGAAGGCAATCGCGAACCGGCAAAGGCGGCATGATGGCAGACGAACCGGATCCGATCGCCACAGACTGGTGCGCCCGCGCCGTCAAGCTGCGGAAGGTCGAAGAAGCCCTCCTGATGGGGGAGATGGTCACCGAAGCCCGATTTGGCAGCGACATGATGGTCTACGCCACAGCGAGCCTCGATGTGGTGCAGCGTGAACTTGAAAAGGCGATCCGCCAGTGCCGGATTGCTCGAGGCGAACGGGTCAAACCTGTGCGCTTCGCCATGTCCGGGCGCATGCGCCCTTACTGAGGAAATCAAACTATGGCTGCGATCGTAGAAGACGGGAAGCTTCGGCTGACCGGCTATGTCGGCGACTATTACTTTGAGGATGGCTTTACCTCGCAGGACGTCGTGCTGGCGCTCGCCGGCATCGACGCGCTGTCCGAACTGGACGTCTTCATCAATTCGGGCGGTGGCGTTGCCTCGGAAGGGGCTGCAATCCACGCGCTTCTGTCGGCGCGTCCTGGCCGAACCAATGTCGTCGTCGAGGGCATTGCCGCATCTGCCGCGTCGCTTATCGCGATGGCCGGAGAGACCGTCACCATGTCGGCCGGCGCCGTGATGATGATCCACGATCCGAGCGGCTACACCTTCGGCAATTCCGCGGACCATTCGAAAACGATCGAGGCGCTTGAGGCGCTCGCGACCGCATATGCCCGCGTCTACGCCGCGAAATCCGGCAAAACCGCCGATGAGTGCCGGGACATCATGCGCGCAGAGCGGTGGCTGACCCCCGAAGAGGCGGTCAAGGAAGGTTTCGCCGACGGCACGACCGAGAAGACGGCCGCGCCGGTTGCCGCCTTTGATTATCGCCTGTTTGCCCACGCGCCGACGAACCTGACGACACTGGCCAAACAGAAAGGCTGGTCATTACCAGCCACCATGGCGGCACCCGCCGCGCAAACCCGTCCAACAGAGGAGCCCTCCATGACGGATAAGGAACGTGCGGAACAGCTTGCCGCCGAAAATGCCAAGCTGAAAGCGGACCTCGAGGCGGCGACGGGCAATGTCCAGGCTGCTGTCACCGCCGACCGCGACCGCCGCAACGCGATCATGTCGCTCGAGGAAGCCAAGGGCCGCGAAGCACTCGCCGATCATCTATTCCAGACCGGCAGCACGGTCGAGCAGGCAAAGGCGACGCTTGCAGTCTCGCCGAAGGCTTCGAGCGAACAGGCTCCCGATGACGACTACCGCCCGCGTCAGACGATGAACGGGCAGGGGCTCAACAACGGCGGTTCGGCGCCCGGTGCCAAGGGCAACCGGTCCGTTCTTTCCGCTTCCGTCGAACGCGCCAACAAGCGCCGCTAAGGGGAGAGGAAAACCATGACTGTGCTGACACAGAACCTGCGCCAGACGGCGCATTACATCGTCTCCGAGGCGCATGGTTATCGCTCCCGCGATACCGGCGTCGTTGCAAGCGG